TCAGGGGCGCGGTTTAGCGTCTGCGGCTGGGCCGGTTTTGCCTTTCGGGTGAAAAGGCACCGGGTTAACGCGGCCGGGCGTCATGATCGCGTCGGTGATGGTTTCCAGCGACTTAAATGTGTGGCCGCAGTTGATGTTGGTGCACTGGTGGTAACGCTCCTTGGTCGCATCGCTTAAGTACCGGCTCGAACGCGCGTGCGCCGTGTGTTTGCACAACGGACATTTCATCATCTCTGGCTTTCTCTGCATCTCGGTGGGGGCCAGAAGTATATCACCGGGTTGCTAATGTAAGTCAATGCTTGCAAATGCAAGTTTGTGATGGCCGTAACTTCACACTTTATGGCGCGGTTTCCAGGGCAAGGGTGGTCGTAAATCCCTCAGCACCGAGATTGTGCTCCACTTTTGTAATAATCCAGCGCACCTCGTTAAATTGAGATTTAAACCCCGCCAGGGTGACCGGCGTTTCCGGTACCAGATCTTCCCGCCCGGAGGCCAGCTTAATGCTCATGGTCGCGGAAAGCCGTTGCAGGCTCTCTACCCTGGCCTGCGCGGCCAGCCGCGCGCTGGCTTCATCCGGGTAGATCCGCGGAAGCTTATCAATTTTCTGTTTGCCGCCCTCCCGGATGTAGGCCTGCCCCGCACTTTGTGCTGTCGGAACCGACAGGGTCGGCATGGTTTTTTGTTGCGCACCGTTAATATCCAGCCAGCTCGCTTCCACTGCCGTATAAATAGTGCGATCAGCCAGGGAAAAATCGTGCTTATCCCCCTGGTTCCGTGAGATCACCACAGGCGGGAGAGGCACTCCGGAGGCAGAGCGGCCGGTACCCGGCTTCAGCAGCATTAATGTCCCGTATTTGATATCGGCAATGGCACCATATTGCGGCGCCAGCCGGGTGAGAAAGGCCATGTCTGTCTCATCCGTTTGATGCGCGCGGATAACGGTAAGCTCGGCAAGCTCCGGCGCGATACTCGCCTGCAGGCCGTTGCGCGCTGCGATAATCTTAACGATTGAACCCAGCGTCGTCCGGTCTGTGTTGCCGTCAAAGTAACTCTCTTTACGCGTTTCACTTAAGATGCCGCTGAAATCTGCACTGCTGGCGGTAATGGTCAATATATCCGGCGCGCCTTTGTGTTGGAGGGTGTTGACAATAAACGACCCCAATAAAGTCAGCGGTTGACCCTGCCAGCCAAGGGATGCCAGCAAAATTTTGCCGCGCGTGGGCAATGCTAACTCGCCATCCGAATCATCCAGATCGAGGGAAACAGTATCAGCTAAGGTGCCGCGGTTCAGCGTCGCTTTCAAATTGATCAGCCGCGGCCGTACCTGCCCGCTGATGTTTTTGCCGTCCAGCGTCAGGGTGAAATCTGGGCCGAGCGGCGTGCCCAGCGTCGTGGTCAATGGAGCCATCTTATCCTCCCAGTTTGCTCAGGGTACCGGCCGCTTTGCCCGGCAGGGCTTTGGCCTGGGCCGCCAGATCGCCGAACATTGCTACCAGGTTTTCATCAATACGCTGGAGGGTGAGCGTGAAATCAATTTTTTGAGGCTCTCCTCTGGCCGTCAGTTCGCTATGCGTATCGGAAATCTCTTTGACTACATACATCCCGTAAATCAATCCATTGCCGGCGATCAGCGGCCATGCGCAGCCGGACTGGCCTATCGCTTGTAACGCCATTAATGAAGGCTGGCCGCCGGTCACCTCCGGCACCAGGGTGCCGGAGAGGGTGATGGTTTCGGCATCCGGCCCCAGGAACTGCGCGGCTGGGCGGGCGCCCACGCGAGAGTTTGTCGGCCAGCGGAATGTGGCTTTGTGGGCCATCGTCTTAAACGGCAGTGTCTGGAGTTTAAACACCATCATGCCCAGGGTCATCAGCATACGAACTCCTGTTAAAAATGATTAAGCCCGGCAATAAATTGCTGTTGGTTCTGCTGGTTAAACGCTTCCGACAATTGACGCTGGAGCGCCATTGGATCGACAGGTTGCCCTTCCGGCAGGTTAAGCTGGATATGCTGGGTAAAGGTGCGGTTATCAGCCGCTACTGTATTCCCGCCACTCATTAACGGCGTGACATGGGTAAGCGGCGGCACCACAGACAGGCTGCCCGGCGTTGCCGTGTCGCCTGATGGAAGGCTGAGGTTCTCGCTGCCTTTTTTCGCCAGGCCGAGTTTCTCCAGTACCCAGTCCACGCCATCGCCCAGTGAATTCATCAACTGCAATGCGGTTTTCAACGGTGCCAACAAAAACTCGGCAAAATTTTTCCCGGCGGCGCTGACCTGGCCAAGGCCTTCACTGGTGAGTTTGATCGGCGTCAGGAAGTTCATGAAACCGTTATAAAGGGATTTCACCGTGTTGCCGATGCCCTCAAACAGAGGTGCCAGCGGGGCAAACATCTCTTTGACCGGCGCGAACGCGATGCTGAACCCTTCGGCAACACCGGCCATAAAGGCGCTGATGGGCTCCCAGTATTTCCGGATCAGCAGCGCGCCGCCGACAATGGCGGCGACCACGGCCGCGGCGATGCCGACAATCGCCAGTAACGGTGCAGAGGCCACGCCAAATGCGCCGGCAATTACGCCGCCCAGCGTGGTGAATGCCGGCGCAAGCAGCGAAGCCGCGCTCATTAACATACTGATGCCGCTGAATACCGGGCCAAACACCCCGCCCAATGTGCCCAGTGCGCCGCCAATCAGCGTGACCGCACCGACCAGTGTCATCAGCGTGCCGCTGAGTTGCGGGTTTTGCTGTATCCATTGATTCAATGTGCTCATCCAGTCAGTGGCGGTCTGGATGAGAGCGCGCAAGCTCTCATCCTGCTGGCTGAAAACGGTGCTGAGCACCGCGCTGCCGGCAGCAGAAAGTTTTTGCAGATCGCCATTGCTGTTGTCTTGTTGCAGGGCAGCCCCGCGTGCAGCGGCACCGGCGGTTTCGGCGGGAAGCGCCAACGTTCCCTCACCGGCGGCGGCAACCAGCACCCCGACGCCGGCGGCCTGCTGTTTGCCGAACAGCGCGATCAGTGAGGCGGATTGCTGGGCGGGTGAGAGCTGCTGGCGGGCAAATGCCTCGTTGATGTCTTTCAGCATGTCGGTAATCGGCAGCGGCTGGCCGGCCGCATCGGTTTGCTGCACGCCCAGGGCATCGAGTGCCGGGCGGGACGTTTTTAAACGGGCCAATACGGCACCGGCACCTTCTGGTGAGACATCGTGTTGTGCCAGCGTGGCCACTATCGCCGCCGTTTCAGCAAAACCAGCCCCGGCTGCTTTAGCCTGCGGCGCCACGGTATTCATTGCATCGCTGAAGGCCTGAATACTCAGCCCGGCCTCACGCGCGCCCTGGGTCAGCGCATCCGCCATAGCGGCACCGGCATCGTCGGGCGCATCAAAGGCGGATTGCAGATCTGTCAGGATGCCGGCACTCTCTTCCGCCTTCAGCCCGCTTATCGCCGACAGATTCAGCGCCGGGGCCGTGGTGTTGAGAATGGCATCGGCATCTGCACCGGATTGCGCCAGGCTGGTCTGAAGTTCGGCAATTTCCTGGGCATTGATGCCCATTGAGATGCTCAGATCACCCGCCTGAGTGCGCAGGGCGGCAAGTTGTGGGGCATCGGCACCTAAACCGAGGGCGGCCTGGGTGCCGGAAAATTGTTGTTCAAGCGTGATTGCCGGGGCAAATACGCTGTTAACGGTGCTGACTGCGGCCAGGGCTTTGCTGCTGTAGTCATCAATCTGGCTGCCCAGCGCCGCCACCGTTTCGGCCCGTGCGGCCAGCATCTCTTTCAGCTGTTGGGCCTGGGCCTGCCGCGCCAGGCGATTAAGCGCCTCATTCAGTGCGCGCTCATCCTGTCCGCCGGGGTTTTCGCTGTTACTCATCAGGGACTCCGTGCCGTTGCAGGGCTTTATGCCGCCAGCGCAGAAGCTCGCCGAGCGGCATCGGGTTCATTTCAGAAGGGGGCCAGTGGAAGACCACGGCGATGTCCGCCATCAGGTCATCCACCGTCAGTGAGGCGGGCGCGTTTACCGGGCCGATGTCGGCGATAAAAAACCGATCACCTTGCCGGCCAGCGCCACCAGGTCCACCACGTCCAGCCGTGAGCACTCCTCTTTGGTCAGGGAGGGCAGGGTGAGGCGTGGCAGCACAATCATCAGCGCGTCTACATCCGCATTGGCCACCGCCGCCAGCCCGACGCCGCGCAGCGCGCTGGCAGTGGGTTTGATCACCTCAATCTGGGTGATTTCGCTCTCGCCGCGTGCCAGCGGGCTGTTCAGGGTAACCAGGTTATCGTTCGTAGTGTTCATGACGTCTCTCTTCCGGGAAAAAAGGCCAGCGCATAGCACTGGCATCTGGGGGTATAAAACGCAGGGGGTTATAAACTGATCGTTATAAACTGAATATTACAGGCCGATGGCAGTGCGTTGGGCGGCCAGGCGGTCGACGCCGTTGACGATCTCCACCATGTTCAGGGTGTCGACTTCAATCAGGGCCTTACCATCAATGGTGAGTTTGAAATAGGTGCACTGGGTAGAGATTTTGGTTTCTGTCTCTTCACCCTGTTTGTACTCACCAAAATCAAACTCTTTGTGGCGCCCGCGCATCACCACTTCAACGGAAGAGACCTCGCCGGTGTCATCACGCTGGAATGCGCCGGCAAAGCGCAGCGGCACATCAGTGCTGCTGCCCCACTGTTGCAGCACCAGTTCATCGATGCCGCCCAGCGTCCACTCCAGCGCCAGCGCGTCGTCATCCAGGCCGAAGTCGATGGCGGCGGCGCCGGACATGCCGCCGCCGCGGTAGTTTTCCAGTTTGCGGGTCAGTTTCGGCAGGGTCAGCGAGGAGACCACGCCCAGGTAGCTGTTCCCGTCGTTAAACAGGTTCAGGTATTTCAGTTTTCTTGGGAATGCCATAAGACTCAGTCTCCTTAGCTGTTCACAGAGGCGGCAAAGTTCACCAGGTATTTATCGGTGATGCGTTGGCGCAGGGTCAGATCTTCCAGCGGCGGAACCGGCGTGTAGTCGTAATCGATATACAGCTTGCCTGCTTTCAGGGTTTCAGGGGTGTTGGCGGCGTCGTCATACCAGCAGCTGCCGTCGATGATGTAGCCCGCGGTGCGCATTTCGCGCATTTTGGCATTGATGCCCTCGATCATGTCGCGGATCAGGGACGGGGTCATCGGTTTGTCCACTGCCCACATGTGCGCATCGGCCATGGTGTCCGCCAGGATTTGCGCGGTGCGGGTGTAGTTTTCGAAGGCGAATAACGGGTCTTCGCTGCAGGTGCGGTTGCCCCAGAAGCGGAAGCCGTCTTTGCGGATAAGCGTGGTGACGCCCGCCTGGTTCAGCAGATCGGCATCGGTGCCGGTGGCTTGCAAGTCCCAGAAGACGCTGGCGGAGAGGCCGGTCACGCCGTTGACGCCGACGTTCGACAGGGTTTTATGCCAGCCGGTTTCCTGGTCGATTTTCGCCCGCAGGCCCATTGCGCGCGCGGTGGCGTACGCGGTGTCAGCCTGGCTGGTGGTGGTGTTCCAGCTGACGAAGTCCGGCCAGATCACCATCAGTTCGCGCTGGCTGAAGTTTTTGCGATAGTTTGTGGCGTCTGTCAGGGTCTTGGCGCCGAACGCGCTGATGTAGCCGAACGCGCGCAACTGCTGGCAGATGGCCGCCAGCGCGGTGGCCACCGGCTGGGAGTCCAGCCCCGGCACGCCAAGGATACGCGGTTTCACACCCAGTTCCGCCTGGGCGGAGAGCAGGGCTTTCATGCCGGTATAGCGGCCGTTTTCATCGGAACCGCCGATGAGGTTGCTGGTGGTTTCCGCCTCATCTGCACCGGCCGCAACGCGTACCACAACAGTGACGGGTTTGCACTGGTCAGCGATGGCGAGCAGCGCCGGGGCCAGGGTGCCGGTTTTGCCGGCTTTGCCGCTGGCGGCCAGCACATCGGTGATGAGAACCGGGGTATTGAGCGGGAACAGCGCGGCATCGGCGTCGTCTGCGGTGCAGACCAGGCCAATGACCGCGGTAGAAACAGTGGAAATAACGCGGGTGCCGTCGTTGATTTCGACAACACGCACGCCGTGGTGATAATCAGCCATCAGATTGGTCTCCATGTTGAGGGTGCGCTCAGATTGTCAGTTCAAGCCGGCGGGTGCACGTGATTGCATCTTGATGGCGGATGGTACAACAAAGAAAAAGCCCCTCGCGGGGCTTATCTCATTCAGGCACGTTCGGCCAGGTAATATCCGGTGCTGTGCCGGTATCTACCCGGCTCAACAGTACCCGGTATTTTTTCCAGCTCACCAGGAGCGCCGCTTCTTCGTCGGTTGCCATCTCTAGGTCAACCGCATCTTGCAGTGGGTCAATTTTTAAGGTGGCCTCAGCGATAAGCTCGGCCTTCTTGGCATTGGCCTGCGCCACGAAATTGGTCGGCGTTTGCGTGAGGCTGACGCCATCAAATGACCAACTGCCGTCATTGAGTGAGGCTTCGGGGGCATCTGGTATTGCTATCTCATCAACAGACATATTTTCCGGCCATAGCGCAGAAATATCCGGGCTGCACTGACGAATAATGCCGTCTGAGGTATACGCAATTTTCATGGTATCAGCAGCAAAATCTTTTTGTGACTCGTACCAGTCATTGCCATTTTCATCACGGAGATAATTAATCTCCAGCCCTGGAATATTGAGCGGGTTATCAGGGATATATTTAACGAGTGAAGTGAGTTTCATATAAATCCTACAAGCTGTTAACTGAGTACCAGGTATTGTTAATAAAAACCTGAATGGGTCGGTAAGCCACTTTCAGGTTAGTGGCATAGTTTGCTGTTGCCTGGATACCGGTTATTGCTACCCCTGCCCCAAAGCTATACACATTATTAGCGATATTATCTGTCCAGCTAGCCGCGCCAAAGCGAACGGAAGTAATATAAGTTCGTAACAAATATCCAGTTAGCCAGCCGCCCCATTTATCCCCATAGATATTTCCATCTCCGGCCAGATAACCGGTGCCGCCGCCTGCATAAACGTAATTTGCTGAAATAACACGATTATTCGCGACAAGGTCTCCATTTGCCGTGAAGTTACCTGTAACCGTGGCATCACCTTGAACACTCAGACCATTATTCATACTCACCCTGCCGGTAGAAAGCTCGACAGTAAAAGGCCGTAAGTCGTTCCAGGTACCGTACTGGTCGCCGGATTTAGTCAGCATGATATAAAGATTGGTAGCATCAATGCGTAAGAAAGCGCCTTTGTCGCCGTTTACCAATCGGTAACCATCTGGGTTCTTTGCCGTAAATCCGCCATTACCCCAGGTCATCCCTTCGACGGTGGCATCACCCTTAACATTAAGGTTTTTACCTACGCCGAGCGACTCAGTAATGCTCCCTCCGGTCAACGGCAATGCGCCTACATCAGAAGCTTTCGGCGGGTTGTTTTCAGAGTACATCGCCGCCCAGGCCGACCACGGCCCGTTACTGCCGTTCCAGTTGCCGGTCAGCGTGCGCGACCAGGTACGCCCGGTATGCTTTTCGGTGTAGCGTTGAAGCACACCGCCAACATAGGGGCCGAGGATCACCTCCAGCGTGCCGCCCGCCGTCGCCGCAGCAGGGAAGCCGTTTGCCGTAGTGACGTTTGCCGCCAGGGATTGCTGATAGATACCGAGATGATCCAGCCCATAGGCATCAATACTGGTATTGCCGATACTGGTCGCGATCACCGGCAACGCACCGACATCTGTTGCACTTAACAGCACATTACCCGTCTTATTATTAACTGTTATCACCGGATACGGCGGCGGATTGCCTGATGAATAAATTGGCGTCCATGCACGCCACGGCCCGTTACCATTCCAGGTGCTGCTCAGGCCGCGCACGTATTTATTGCCGAGTCGGGTCGTGTATTCCTGCTGCACGCCGTAACCAGATAGGATAACCAACAGGGTGCCGGACATCTTTTCCGGGTAATGCAGTTCAGGCTTGGCCGCGCTATCGATCTCCTTGTAATACACCCCAGTGCTATCCGGGCCGAGCGTATCCAGGTCAACATTCAATGCCGTGGCATAAAACGGCATGGCCCCAATATTTTTCAGGGCATTCGCCATCGCGGCGCTTCCCTGCGCTTTAATCTCGCTCAACTGGCTGGCCGTCTTCAGGTATTGCGTATGTGGATCTTTGGCCGCCAGGTGTTTTGTCATCACGTTGTCGGTGTAGGCTTTCACGGTGATCACCGCATCATCGACATATTTGCGCGTTGCCAGTACCACCGCCGGGTCAACCTTCAGTGTTACCGCTTCGGTGCTGTTGACGATTAAGATCATGCGCACGGTCTGCGTGCGGCCGCTGCCCTCCTGCAACTGCGGCTTGTAGGTTTCCGGGCAGTTCGCCACGGCAATCAGCGCGCCGTCGGCATCAAACAGGCCAATCTCCCTGATCCAGAAACCGCCTTCATCCTCCGGGATAATCTGCTCGGCAATAATCTGGCTGCTGTTGGCCGCGTCGATGCTCAGCGTATTCAGCGCCGCCCGGCGTTTTTCGCTTTTCAGCGCCGTCTGCGTGGCGTTTGGGGTCGGCAGTGCGCCGCCGCCGTCCCCCACGGCCATCTGTGTAATTTGCAACTTGGTGCCGAGGGCGGCAGCGTTCGCCAACTTGGCCGCGCCCAGGTTGGTAAGCAAGGCATAATATTTTGCCGTCATGGGTTTACTCTCATGCTGTCGATAACGTGGACTGTGCCGCCGGTGTAGCCCGTGCCGGACACAATCAGGGTTTCAGGGAAATAGGGGTATACGGTCAGCTCATCACCGCTATAGCAGGCGGCGGTGACCGGCAGCGCACCGGTAACGTCCAGGTTGATAGACAACCCCACCAGGTGCCGGCTGCATGGTTTGGCATCGGCTATAAGCCGCTCCAGCTCGTTATACATCGCCTCAGTAATGCCGGTTTCCAGCACACCGACATCCAGGCGAAAGGTGCCGGGGGCCTCGTTGGTCTTCCACCATTCGATGATGCGGATGAGATAGCCCAGCGGCTCGACTACGCGACGCAGCGCGCCAATGGTGCCTTTATGCCGGTGAACATATTCCGAGGCCGCCACCACTGACCGCTTAGTGGCTTCCGGCCAGGTTGAGTCCCAGCGGTCAACCGACCAGGCCCATGCGAGATAGGGCAGCAGCTCTACCGGACAGGTCTGCGCGTTCCACAGCGTGCGCAGCGGCACCGGGATGCTTTCAATTCGGGCGCAGGCTTCAGCCGCCGCCACCTCTAACGCACTGGAACCGACCGGTAACAGGCGGTCACTCATCGGAACCCCCGACCGTGATGCTGTGCGCACTGCAATAGGCGGCCTGCGTTTTATCCAGCACCACATCAGCAACAGGTTTCAGCAGCTCTACCCGCTGCACGCCTTCCACATGCAGCGCGGCGTAAATTGCCGACAGCCGGATGTCGCGCCCCAGGCGGCGCTGGTCATTGATGTAGGCCTCCAGTTGCTGCTGGGACGCCGCGCGGATAGGCTCTGCTTCCGGCGTCGGCAGCAGGTAGAGCACCGCCTCAATCTGGTAGGGCACAATGGTGGCGGACTGCACCGTCACGCGGTCGGCGACCGGGCGCACGTCTTCGTCGTTCAGCGCCTCCCACACGATTGCCAGCAGCTCATCGCCGGCGTGGCCATCCGCTTCGCGTGACAGCACCGTCACGGTGACTTCCGCCGGCGCCGGGCTGATGGCGGAAGCATCTGCTACCCGGCCATCGGCACTGCGCGCGTGGTACTCGTACGCGCCGCTCGGCCCGGCCACGCTCAGCCCCTCAAAGGCCTGCGGGATGCGCAGGCGGAAATCACTGTCAGACTCCATCACCGCGGCTTTCGGCGGCACCGCCGTCGGGTCAGCCGGTTCCAGCACCAGCCGCTGCACGTTGGTGTAGGCGGCGAGCTGGTCGAGATCGCTGCCGTTGGCGTAGGCCACCATCACGGCGCGGGCGGCGTCGTTGACCCGCTGGCGCAGAATAAGCTCACGGTAGACGTTCTCTTGCACCAGTTTCACCAGTGGCTCAGACTCCAGCGACAGCGTGCGCGCCACCGCCTCCTGCTGCTCCACGGGGAACAGCGAAATCAGCGCCGTCTTGCGCGCCTCGAACAGGGTTTCATAGTCCAGCGGCTCCACCACATCGGGGGCGGGCAGCAGGCTTAAATCAATCGTCGCCATAGGGGTCAGCTCACAGGAATGCTCAGGGAAAAGTTCATCGCCGTATCGCGGCGGGTGCCAGTCAGCTCGACGACCATCTTCCCGTCATAGCCGGGGGTGAACGTGATGGCGGTTAAGGTGATGCGCGGCTCCCACTGCAACAGCGCGCTATAACAGGCGGCCATAATCTGTAACCGCAGGGTGTCGTTCTGCGGCTGGTCAATCAGCGTGGAGAGCAGCGAGCCGTAGCTGCGGCGCATCACGCGTGACCCCTGCGGGGTTTGCAAAATGTCACTGACCGACTGGCGGATGTGGTCGAGATCCTCAATCGCCTCACCGCTGGTGCGGTTCATGCCGAGGTACGTGGCCTGGTTCATTGCGGGCCTCCGGTCTGGGCGCCGCCGGGGTACACGCCGCCGTGGCGGTGGCTGTGCAGGGCGATGCCGTTGGAACTGAGCGTGCCGCCGCTGTGCGTCAGGTTGCCGGTCAGCGTGCCGCCCTGTTGCACCGCCAGCGTGGCGGTGGTCAGTTTCTGGGTGCAGACCACCTCGGGGCTGTCGAGCGTGATGCGCGACGATGCCACGCAGCGGATCTGCGGGGCCGTCACGGTGACGCTGTTACGGGCGTCGGCGGTGATGGTCTCTGCCGTTACCGACACGGCCTCTTTGGCTTCGACGGTGGCGGAGGTGATGCCTTTCACCTGGAGCGCGCCGGTTTCCGGTTCATATTCGATCATTGCGCCGTCCGGGAAGGCCAGGTGCACGGCGTCGGCGGAGGCGGAGGGGGCAGGGTTGGCGTCAGAGAACACCGCCGGCAGCACAAAGGCGGTGTTTAAATCACCGCCAATGGCCAGCAGCAGCACCTGTTCGCCCACCGAGGGTGCCCACCAGCTGCGGGTGCGGCCCGCCCTGGCGGTGAGCCAGGGCAGCCAGATTGTGATGTTCTGGCCCGCCGTCACCCGGCAGCGGGCGGCGGTCAAATCGACCTCCGACACGGTGCCGATGCGGATCAGGTTGCCCAGCGTGCAGGCCAGAGAGGAGAGTTGCGCGTGTGTATTCATGGGATGAAGGATGCCGTCTCAAAGGGTTATGCGACAATCAACGGCTGCCCGGCTATGGCGTACACAACGCCGCCGGGCAGCCGCGGGTTATTCCGTCCAGCTGCTGATCAGTTCCCCGTCGAGGTAGACCTCGTGCGGCGCCGCGACATCCTGCGGCGGCGGCGGTTCCGGCAGGTGCGTGACCTGCGCCGCGCCGTCCTGCTCCGTCACCAGCACGCGCTCCGTGAGCCGCAGGGTAAACAGCAGCGTGCAAAGCTCGCCGCTGTCCGCCCGGCGGCAGGTGAAATCGGTTTCGCGCTTTTCGGCGCTGTTCAGCAGGTCGGGCTGGTTCTCCCGCAGCCAGGCGAGGATAACCACCGTCACGTTGTCGAGGGTGGCGGACGCCGTCAGGGCGCTCAGTTCGCTGATGGAGACGAGCAGCGGGTAGCGGTACTCAAAACAGAGTGACGGCGCGAGCGTCGAGACAATCTGCATCTCGCCGGGTGTGAGCGTCAGCATGTCCGGGTTTTTTTTGAGCACCGGCACCTGCTCAAGCAGGGCCTGGCGCAGGCGTTGTTGTTTCAGCATGAAGTGCCTCCTGGCACTGTTGTAGGGCCTCAACCTGTAATCCGCAGTCGATCAGGGCGGCTTCCAGCCGGCGGATATCCGCGCTCAGATCGCCGTTAGTGCCGGGCTGGCTGGGTGGGATCGGGCAGGGGCGGGCGGTCGGACAGCCAGCGTACATAGTCACTGGCGCGGGTGAAGGCGGGGCGCTGGTGCAGCCGGCTAACATCAGCAGGCAGAGCAGCAGCGGCCCACGCGCGATCAATCGGGTGCTCATGTTGTTCTCTCTCGATGCGCTGTTCACGGGTTTGCAGGGTTTGTGCGGCGTGGGTCTGGGCGGCGTGCAGCGCCTGCTCCGCCTGCATCCGTTGCTGCGCCTGTTGGGCCAGCGCAGCGATCTGCCGGTCACGCTGTGCCAGTTGCCCGGCCAGCGCGTCGCGGCTGCGGGCCAGCGTGGTGAGTTCACGCTGCTGAGCGCGGTAGCCGGCAAACAGCAGCGCCACCGCCAGCAGGCCGGTGGCTATCAGCGTCAGCCGCCACGGCATCTCACACCCCTTTCAGGCAGAGCGCCTGTTCAGCGGCGCGGCGGCGTGCCAGCCCGTTACTGCGCACGCCGTCCACGTAGGCCCAGCGCGGCAACTGGTCACAGGCATTGCGCCATTGCTGTTTGTTGATGTAAGTGGCGAGCGTGGAGCCGCAGGCGGCACTGACCCCGACGTTGAAGGCAAACGCGACCACCGCGTCATACACCGGCTGCGGCATCGGCCCCGGCATACAGCGCGCCAGCCCGCGCTCGGTGTGCTTCACATCGGCGATCAGGTTTTCCGCCGCCTGCGCGTCAGTCAGGGTGGTGTTGGCGTTCACATCACGGGTATGGCCGATGCCGTTAGTCCAGACTCCGGCGCTGCACTGGTACGGCGACAGGCGGCAGCCTTCGAAGTCGGTGATCAGCGCCAGCCCGGCGCCGGAGGTGTGCAGCGTGCCGTAGTCCGGCAGCCACACTGCCAGCCCGAGCACCGCCGCCGCGCTGCACCGCTTAATGGTTGAAGTGTTCATAATCGCTTTTGCACAGCCGGCTTTCCGCCAGCAGCTGGAAACTTTTGCGGCGGTAGTGCCAGTTCACCAGAAAGGTCGCGATGCCTACCCCGGTACCGACCATCAGCGCCAGATCCTGCGGTGACATCATGCCGAGCCAGGCCAGCAGCGTGGCGACGGTGTAAGAGAGGGAAGAGGCGACGCGCTCAATGCTCACTCCCATAATTTGACACTCTCGGTCACCGGGGCTGCGGCGGCGTCCGGCAGGGTCAGCGCGGTGCCGTGCGGCAGTACCGGCCCATGTCCGGCGAGCGTGGGGTTCAGGGCATAAACCTGTTCAACCAGGGCGCGGGTCTGGCCGTAGTAACGCCAGCAGACGGCGTCCACGGTTTCCCCTTGTTCACTGTATATTTTCATTTCAGGCCCCCCGGCAGGCGCGCCTGCACCAGGGAAAAAAGCAAGGTTGGGTAGCTCATGGGGCATGTCCATTAACGGAGTGAAGGAACAGCCATCAGTGTCCGGAATGTATGCCGGGGCAGCAATTAAGCGGGGTTGTGAAACCGTTGGCACAACAGGGAGGGCGGCAGGGCAAACCGGGGGCGCTTGCAGGGCAGGGCAGGGCAGGGCAGGGCAGGGCAGGGCAGGAAAAAATGCGCTTACCCCGTTGGCGGCCACAAGCCGTGACAGAGAAGGTGTAAGCGCCGGACTCTCAGCGTTGATCCTGTATCTAGTGCCTATCATCCTTAATAACGTTATAGAACACGGCGTCTGAATGGTTATGCGGTAAGACCTGGCCTGCCAGATCGGATATCAGCGACATCACCATCAGAAATTCCTGCTGATTGCATTGTGCAGTCTGGGAAATATCTGCAATAAGTTGTATGCGGGACAACGTTAGCTCTTGTTTATTCAGGTTTTCCACCCGTTCGCCCTCCGGTTACTGTGTATAAACACAGTATTAGTGAATTAGTGAAACACGTCAATACCGTTAATCTTTACGATTTCCTAACGTATTGATTCGGTGAATTTTCTCTGATTGACCAATAATAACGGCTTCTATTTCTGCACTTTTTTTGACCTGTTCTCCTCCGCGAAAAAGTGTGCTTTTTTTAACCTCTTCTTTCGCCGAAGCGGGATGGTACAAGGCTGCGCGGCCTTTTTGCCCGGAAAATGATCAGTTCAAGCTTCATTCAAACGTCGGTAACGACAGAATGTCCTTATTCAAAATATCCATGACAGAATTGTGACAATGATCACGCGAATATTTTTCCGTCTCCGCCCCTTCCGGCCCCGATAAAGGGGTAAATCGCCCGGAAAAGGGGATATTGATGCCGGGAAACGGCGTCCCCATCAATGGATCCGCAGGGAAAGGCGGCGCGGCGGCGGCCGGTTCCCCACAGTTATTGACAGAACTCCAAGGCGCGGCGTTGCCGCTTAACGTCAACGGCGAACCGGCTTCGGCGCGCGGCACGATGCGCCAGCGGGTGGTGCGCGTCAGGTAAAGGCGGTCGTTGCCCAGGTGCGGGGCGTAAATGCCCACTACCCGGCAGCGCGGCTCCTCATAGGCGTTGTACTCGCCCTGATGCCGCCGCGCCACCCGCACCGTCTGCTGGTTACGCGGCACATTGGTGCCGCCCTGCGCGCGGATGTACCCGGCGAAATCCCCGCTGTCGGCGGCCTGGCGCACCGCTTCCACCTGCGCATCAAACTCGGCCGCCAGGCTGAGGTGGCGGATGCGGCGGCATTCGCGGTACGCGCCGATGCCCGGCAACCCGATCGGGTGAAACTGCGGGATGCGCCAGGTGGCGGCCCAGGCGGTGACGGCGGCAGCGGTCTGGGTGAGCGGCGCGCCGGTGTCGTGATCCTTCTCATTTTCCAGCGCATAGCCGTCGATATTTTTCGCAATGTATTTCGCAATATAGCCCGCGGCCCCGCCCCGGTTCAGCGGCTTGCAGGTGCAGCGGCGCCCGGCGGCACCCGGTTCGTCGCCGTCCTCCTGCAAACTGTAGCGGCGCATAATCGCCATTACCTGCGTTTGCTGGTGCGGAGCCATAAACAGCAACAGGTGCCAGTGCGGCGTGCCGTCATGGTGTGGCTCCACCACGCGCAACCCGTACACCTGCAGGCGGTGGTCCTTAAACGCCGTGCGGATTTTCGCCCACACCGCCACCAGGTAACGCTGCGCCTCTTTCGGGCTGTGGCCTTGCCAGGCGGCGTTGATCTGCACCCGCCGCCCGCTCCCCAGCGTGCGCATCGGGTGGTATTTCGCGGGAACAGTCAGCGTGATAAACAGCCCGCCATGCCCCTGCTGCTCTGCCGTCTGCTCGACGCCGGCAATCAGCGTCATCAGTTCCATGCGCCGGATCGCCGGGTTGGCGACGCTGGCCATCACCGTGTCCAGCAGGTTCAGCCGCTCGCCGGTCTCTTCATTCTCCAGCTCGTGATGTTTCAGGTAGCTGAGGTTGGAAAGGCGGCGGGCGGTGACGTCGCGCAGCGCCTGTTTGCTGACATACGGCGACAGCGCCCGGCTGACGTAACCCGCGGCGATCATCAGCGCCTCACGCCAGCAGGTGCGCTGGCGCAGCAACGCGGCTTCCCACCAGTCACCGTTAACCAGCCGCAGCACGGCGGCCAGCGCGGCCGGGGTGCTCAGGCGGCCTTTACGCCAGGCGGCCCAGTGCGGCGGCTGAAGGTTAAAGGCGCGCGCCGGCGGGGCCACCTGCCCATACAACCGCCGCTGGACTGCCGGCTCCAGCAGGCGCTCCGGCGCACCCGGTGCCACGGCGCCGCAGGCGCTTTCATACGCCTCATGCAACTGCCCGGCAATCCGCTGCGCCAGGCGGCGCACCGCCTTGTCATTGAGATCGGGCAGCTGGTGGTAAACCTCCGCCTCGCCGGTAAAACGCGCTGAGGCGGCGAAATCCATCTGGTGGCGCGCCATCACGCGGGCAATCCGCGGCCAGAGCCGTTTGGCGAAACCGTTCAACAGAAAATGGTGCGCGGCGCGGTAACCGTTCTCCCGCAAAAGGTGCTGGTAACGGTTGAGCAGCGGCGCACGCAGGCAGCGCGGCAGGTGGTTCAGTTGGTGCAGCGCTGTTTCCGCCTGCCGCCAGGCTTCACGGGTCAGCGGGCGTGGGCGTGAGATCGCCGGGCGCGGGCGGTTCCACGGGTACGCCCCGCAAAACGGCAGCGGCACGGCAACATTAAATGGCGGCGGCGGCGCAGGGGCGCGGCGCCCACGGGATAAGTCAGGCATCACAGCTCTTCTTTTAACAGGGGCAAGGGGGGAACTGGCGTTACCGGACGTGGCGGCGCTGTTGCTCTTCCCGTTGCTGGCAGTCGCAGCAGCGCGTCACGCCATCAAGGATCTGGCGGCGGCGTTCATCAATTGGTTCGCCACATGCCTCACAGTAAAAAGCGGAGGGTTGCGCCGGCTTACGCAGCGCTCTGGCAAGGTAGCCCGCCAGCGCACGCGCCTGATGGTCTTGTGAAATATCCACCCAGTCCGGCATCAGTGGTGCTCCCATTGCTGCTGGTTGAGGCGCTCGGCCTCGTCACGCAACAGATCCGCCGCGGCGGCCGGGGGCAGGGCGTGGGCGCTGATGTAACAGGCCAGCTGCTCAAAGCGTGCGGCCATCTGGCGGGCGAGCTGCTCGCGCAGGGCGGCAGGGGATAACGGAGTCGTCTGGTTCATAAGCATCTCGTGTATATAAGGAAACGTCAGCGCCTCAGGGGGAGCGCAGCGTGCAGTCGTTGTCGGAGAGAAAGCGCGGCAGCGTGCGGGCAAACGCCATCAGCGATCGCAGCGCCTCAATCACACACCGGCGCTCCTCCTGGGTTAACTCGGCGTAACTCAGCGTGATATGGCGGGCTTTCAACCCGGCATGAAAGCAGAGCAGCCGCTTCCAGTGGTCGGGTGCGCCGTCAAAAATCTGCTGCGTCGGGTTTTTGGCCGCAAAATGCGTGCGGCGGATGGCCGCCAGGTAGCGTTTTCCCAGCGCCTGTTGTGCGTCGTTGGCCAGCAGCATGGTGGTTCACCCCGCGATGTAACGGCAGTTAATCGCTTGTGCCAGCAGGCGGGCGCGGAACGCCACCATATTAATGCGCGCTGCGCCGCCCTCTTTCAGGCGCGGCATAATCAGCAGATCACCGGCGGCTACCATGCGTTTTACGGTGGGAATACTGAAGCCATAGGCATCAGCAAACTGGCTATAGGTCATTAGCTCCGGGCCGCCCGGGATTGCAATTTGAGAATTCATGGTGAATGATCTCCAGTGGGGTAAAATAGGTATCATCAAGGATCAATTTTAAGATACCGCCAGACTCTAATCTTGACTTTGCAAGTTGTCAAGATGGATTTTTGCGCTAATGAGGATTTTGCAAGATGCAGTTGAATGAGCTTGAAGGGGGCAAAGCGGTACTTGCGCGTATGCTTCAGGCGTATGGCTTTACGATGCAAAAAGAGCTGGGCGACCTGCACGGCCTGTCATCAGGCACCATAAGCACCTGGATAAGAAGAGATTATTTCCCAGGGGATGTGGTAATCGCCTGCGCGCTGGACACCGGCGTCTCACTACGCTGGCTGGCGACCGGCCAGGGGCAGATGCGGGATGCCGTCACGGACGCAACGCCTCAGCATGAAAATGTAAGTCATCTTAAAAAGTTAAGATTGCGCGGCGGCATCATGGAGGAGGAGGGCACCTGGCTGGCGGACCCCTCTCTGCTGGATGCCTCCTTGAAAGAGCCGGCCTGCCTGGTCAGGGGGGCGCACACCTGGGTTATTGACCTAGGCAGCACCAGCCTGGGCAATGGCCGCTGGCTGCTGGACATCGACGGGGATGTGGACGTGTATGACATCGCCCGGTTGCCCGGCAACCGGCTGAAAGTTACCCGCCAGGCGCTCACCTTTGAGTGCGGGGTGGATGAGGTCACGGCGCTGGGCCAGGTCTGCGTGACGCTGGAACCCAATTTATGATCGCGGGCTGAGGGCGCAGGGATGGCGGTAAAAAAAGGGCCGGACGGCCAATGGCTGGCGGACTTCTACCTGAACGGCCGCGGCAGCAAACGGGTGCGGAAAAAGTTTGCGACCAAAGGCGAGGCGGTGGCGTATGAGCATTACTGCCTCAGCGAAGCCGCCGATAAACCGTGGCTGGGGGAAAAACCGGACAACCGCCGGCTCAGTGAGCTGGTGCAGTTGTGGCACAACCTGCACGGGCAGTCGCTCACGGCCGGCAAATCCCGCATGGGAAAACTGCGGCTGATCTGCGCCGGCCTGGGCGACCCGGTAGCGACGCAGATCACCCCTAAAATGTGGGCACACTACCGTGACCGCCGGCTGCGCGGTGAAATTGACAACGGGCATCATACCAACCGCGAAAAATGGAAAGCGAAGCCGATCACGGTCAACCGGGAGCATCAATATCTTTACGCGCTGTTCAACGAGCTGAAGCGGCTGGGTGAGTGGACGCCCCCCAACCCGCTGGAGGGGGTGCGCATTTTCAAGGAAGAAGAGAGGGAGATGACCTGGCTGACCAGAACGGAGATCGACCAACTGCTGGCGGCCTGCGCGGCCTACGGCAACCCGGACCTGACACGTATAGTCAAAATCTGCCTGACCACCGGCGCCCGCTGGCGCGAAGCGGAAAACCTGACGCGTTCGCAGCTGTCGCCGCACAAACTGACGTTTATCAAAACCAAGGGCAAGAAGAACCGCACGGTGCCGATCCCGCGCTGGCTCTACCAGGAGCTGGCGCCGCTCTCCGGGCGCTTATTCAGGCCCTGCTACCAGGCTTTCAGCCAGGTGCTGGCCTTAACCTCCCTGACCCTGGCAGACGGCCAGAAAACCCACGTCCTGCGGCACACCTTTGCCTCGCACTTCATGATGAACGGCGGCAACATCCTGGTGCTGCAACGCATACTGGGCCATGCCAACATCCGCGAAACCATGCGCTACGCCCATTTCGCCCCCGATCACCTGGAAGAAGCGATCACCCTCAACCCCCTCGCCGACCTGAATGACCACATTTTGCCTACCCCGCTGATCCCCGCTGATATTTCCTGA